ACACACTCATTCAACTATTCATCTATAGTTGTATCTGTTGATGGAATTACTGGAGTATCAACTAGAACAGATCAAAACTTTAATTGCAGAGTTCAACCAATTTTTAGAGGATCGATCGATTCAATCCAACTGACAAATAATGGAGTTGGATATGGATCATCTGAAATTTTAAATTTTGATAGACAACCCGAATTTGATTTTATCACTGGTTCTGAAGCTGAGTTTACTCCAATTATTGATAATGGAAAGATCACGGAAATTTTAGTAAGCAATCAAGGTAAAAATTACAACACACCTCCAAAGGTCGAAATAACTGGTACCGGAAAGTATGCAAAATTAACTCCAATTATTAGAGATGGAAAGATAATTGAAATAAAAATAATTAATGGTGGTGTTGGATATGGAAAAGATACATTTATAAATCTAAAGTCATCTGGTTCTGGATGTTCATGCAAAGCAAATATTAAGAGATGGACGGTTAATTTATTTGAGAAATATTTTAATATTTTGACTAGAGATGATGGAATTGTTCAAACTTCTATTTCTAGAGATAGTTTACAATACTCTCACTTGTTTACTCCAAGATCTCTGAGAACAAGTTTGTATGCAAAGAATCCTGCCACTGCAGTTTTTCTTGGGGAGGGAAATACACTTACTGCAGTAAGAGGAGATGTATATCCACAAACAAATATTCTTACTGCTCAAAGAGATGATTTGTATGGTGTTTCAGATCTTCCTATTTTAAATGGACAAGAAACGGTTCCATCATATCACTCTCCAATTGTTGGTTGGGCTTACGATGGAAATCCAATTTATGGCCCATATGGATACACAACCAGAAGTGGTGGTGTTATTAGACAGATGTTATCTGGATATGAGTTAGTATCCAAATCAAACAGGCCATCAATATCAGCATTCCCTCAAGGATTTTTTGTTGAGGACTATGAATATACTGGAACTGGAGACTTAGATGAACATAATGGAAGATTCTGCATAACTCCAGAATATCCAAATGGAACTTATGCATATTTTACATCAATAAATTCTGGTTCTGTTGAAAGTGGCGGTCCATTTAAAGATTTCAAGAAACCACAATTCCCTTATGTAATTGGAAATACATTTAAATCGAAACCAATAGAGTTCAATTATAGAAAATCTTCAAATCAATCTGAATATTCTTTTGAATCTACAAATTGGTTTAGAAACACAAGGCCATATAATATAAACAATCAAAAGAGTGGATACAATTACATATTCAACCCAAATAAAGTAAAAGAACAAGTTATCGATATTACATCTATCTCTAGAGGTAGTGTAGATTCCCTTGGAATTACAACTGGAGGAAAAAATTATCGCGTAAATGATCGCATTGTGTTTAATAATGCAGATACTGGCGGAGTAGGCGCATCAGCAAAAGTTTCAAAGATAAAAGGAAAATATATTAACACAATTTCATGCAATACAACATATTATAACAATATAGAGTTCACTCCATATTCATCAAGAAATCAATATGTTGGATTTACATCGACACCACATAATTTAAATGATGGGGAAATAGTATCTATTGTAGGATTATCTTCTTACATTAAGAATTTTGAAAATAGAACATATAGAGTTGGAATTAATACAGAGGTTCTTTCTCTGGTTCTTGGAGTTGGAACCACAGGTTCAACTGGAATGACAACATATTTTTATGTTTCTGGTTTATTGGATTTCCCATCAATTAGAGAAAATGATATTTTGGGCATTGGAACTGAGAGAGTTAAAGTTCTAAATGTAGATCAAAGAAGTAATAGAATTAGAGTTTTGAGGGAGTATGATGGAACTGTAGGAATTTCTTACACTTCAACTCAGAAAATTTATGAAGATCCAAGAAAATTTGTAGTTAATGTTGGATACAGAACTAGTGGAATCTTTAGACTAAACAACCAATATTATTTTGATCCTGCAGAATCATTAGGTGTTGGAACAGTATCTGGAGTTGGAATAGGTATAACAGTATCCTTTAGTAATCCTGGTATAGGACTTACTCAAATATTCATTCCAGTTCAAGCGATTTATCATCCAAATCATAATTTAAAGATTAATGATGTATTATCATATTCTGCAAATGGAGGAACATCAGTTGCTGTTTCTACAGATGGAACATCTTCATATTCTTTAAGTGACATTCAAACTTTATATGCAGCTCCAATCTCTAAAGATTTTGTTGGCATTTCATCAGCAAAAGTTGGTATTGGAACAACTGGCGTTTATGTAAAACTTGGAACTACGAATCAGTCTGGAATTCTCTACTTCCACAACTATGGATCAGGTGATCATCATAGTTTAAAAACATCATTAAATGATGTCATTTCTGGACAAGTTATAAAGAATTTGGTTACAGTATCTACTGCATCTACTCATGGATTAAGTAAAAATGATATTGTTGATTTTAATTTAGCATCTTCTATACAAAGAACAGTAACAGTTAAATATGATGCATACAACAGAAGGATTGTATTTAATCCAAAATCATTTACATCTGTTAATGTAGATACTTCATCTAATGTTATTGAGATTTCAAACCATGGTTTTATAACTGGAGATAGAGTAATACACACTTCTACTTCTCCTAGTGGTGGACTGGAAAATGAAGGAATGTATTACGTATTTGTAATTTCCTCAAATAAAGTAAAACTTATAAAAGAAAAATACAGTTTAAATTCAAATAATCCTGTTTTTATTAATATTAGTAGTGCTTCATCGGGAACATTATCTAGAATTAATCCTTATATTGAAGTAATTAAAAACAGGCCTCTAAGGTTTGATCTGTCTGACTCATCACTTTCATTTACTTATGCATCAAATGTTTATTCTTCATTCAAATTTGATTTTTACACTGACAAAGAATTTAAGAATCCTTTCTATTCATCATCAGTAAGTGATGACTTTGAGGTAACAAGATCAGGAAGAGTTGGAATTGACAGTACAGCATATGTACAAGTTCAAACAACTTCAAATATTCCATCTACTCTTTATTATAAGTTTGATTTGGACAACACTCAATTTATTTCTTCTCCAAGTAGCGAATTAATAATTGACAGTACAGTAACTAATCATAATCAAATTGATTTGGTAAACAGTGCATATGTTGGACAACATATAGTATCTGGAATTGGATCTACTGCATTCCAATTTACAATATTTGATGTTCCCGAATCAACTCTTTATACAACATCGAATTCAAAATCTTCATACGAGACATCTTCAAAATCAGCTTTAGGGGAAATATCAAAAGTTGATATCATTAATAGTGGTACTGGATATAAAGATGTTCCAGGAATAAGCACAGTAATATCAGATTTCGGTTATGGTGCTATTTTTGAACCGGATACAAATTCTATCGGAAACATTGTAAAAACAAAAATTCAAGATATTGGATTTGATTATCCATCAGATAGAACTTTAAGGCCTGTAGCAAATCTTCCAGAAATATTAAGTATTGAACCACTAAGTTCTTTTGCTAGTATTGGGATTTCATCTGGTGGAAGAAATTATACAGTTGCGCCAAAAATAATCGTTAAAGATGGTTTCACCGATGAATTAGTTGAAGATTTAGATTTAACGTATAATTTAGGAGATACTAAAGTTACTATTCTCCAAAATACATTTGGACTTTATTCTGCTCCTCCAACGTTTATCCCAACTCAAAACTCAAACGGTGTTGGAATTAGTTCTGTAACGTTTAATAGTACATCAAAAGACGTTATCGTTTATCTTGATACCGAATTTAGCGATCCAAATAACTTCCCATTCTCAATTGGTGATAAAGTTATTGTTGAAAATGTTAGTGTTGGATTAGGATCTCTTGGCAAAGGTTACAATTCTAGAAATTATAATTATAGTCTGTTTACATTGACTGGAGTTTCTACTTCTCTTGGTGGAGGAAATGCAAATGTAACTTATAATCTCAATGATTATTTGACAGGGAGTGAATATCCAGGAACTTACGATTCTGCAAACTCATACGGAAGAATTGTTCCAGAAAAACAATTCCCAATTTTCAATGCAACGTTAACAAAAAATAATTTCCTGCGTGGCGAAACAGTTTCTACTGGAACAAATTCTGGAGTAGTTGAAAGTTGGAATAATAAAACAGAATATGTAACAGTTTCTTCTAACAAAGACTTCACTATTAACGAAATTGTTACTGGAGAAACGTCAAACACAAAAGGAGTTATTAGAAAGAAAATTGAATTCAACGGTGAAGTAGAAACTGGATTTGGTTCTGTTGTAGAAAAAGGATGGGATCAAAATACTGGATTCTTGAATGATAATCTTCAAAGAATATCTGATAATTTCTATTATCAGTATTTCTCGTATTCATTGAAATCTAAAGTTCCATATCAAACCTGGGATGATGCTGTTAGCTCACTTAATCATACTACAGGATTCCGCAAATTCTCAGATCTTATTATTGAAACAACAGATGATTCCGGTAAAAATATTGTATTTGCCGATGACAGTGATACTGAAGTAATTACTGATATTATTGGAAGTGGTAACTTAAATTGCTACTATGACTTTGATCTAGCATCTGAAGGTACAGTTACTCTTGATTATGGAGTAATTTCTAATGAAATTAGATTTAAAACTAGAGTTTTAACAGATTATTTTGAGTCCGTTGGAAACAGAGTATTGTTAATTGACGATATAAGTGATTTGTTTAACAGTTCTCCAAGGGCAACAAGATTTAGTAATGTTGACACATTCCGCCTCTCTGAAGCCAGAACTAAAAAGTATTTCACTTTTGTTAGAGACAAGAGATATACGGCAGAAAGACAATCATTAATCGTATCTTTATTACATGATGACGTAAATGGTTATTTAAATCAATATGGAAGAGTTGAAACCTATACAGATCTTGGTTCTTTTGACTTTGCTATCGCTGGAGATGAAGGACAACTTAGATTCTATCCAATCAAATACACAGTAAACGATTATGATGTAAGTTACGTTTCTTTTGATTTGAAGGATAGTGTTGCAAGCATCGGTAGCACCAATATTGGAGATTCTGTTAATATTAAAACCACAAACACAAATGTTTCTGCTGCAACAACTACCACCATTGTTGGTATTGCTTCAACATATAGAAGTTCTAAAGTTTTAGTAGAAATTAAAGGAGAAGGCAATGTTTATGAATATGATGAACTGAATATTATTCATAATGGAACAGAAGTTGAATTACTTGAATATGGACAACTAACAAGCCACTCTTTGAGTGCATACTCAAGCAGTGGACTTGGAACATATTGGGCATATTTCTCAGGATCAAATTTAAATGTCGATTTTGCACCAACTCCAGGAATTGCCTTAACTGCAAACACAATTACAGTCTCAATAGCAAATACAAGTTCCTCTGGTATTGGATCCATATCTCTTAATAATTCTCGCTTACAATCTTCTTATACTTCTATTGCTGCAACATCATCTCCAATTCAAAACATCATTTGTGAATATGATGGTGGAATGTCATGTGCTTACTATTTGGTAAGCGTTGAAGATACAACAAATAATGAATCACAATTCTCTGAGGTTATTGTTACTGATGATGGATTAAGTGCATCAATCGTTGAATTTGCTAATCTTGAGACATCATCTGGTTTAGGAACTATTGGAGCAGAAGTAAAAGCAACAGGAACTCAACTGTACTTTACTCCAAATCCAAGTATTGATGTTGAAACAAGAGTTTTCCAACTTTCCTTAGAACTTTATGATGGAAATACGAGAACAAATCAAATCAACTTTAACAATGGTAAAATAATTTCTAATTATGGAGATTATGAGGGAACTGATAGATCGATCAAGAGAGAATTTAATTTAACTCATAAACAAAAACAAATTTTCCAAAGAGACTTTGACGCTAGTGTTGCTTCTATTGCCAACACATCAACCAATATTATAACAATTCCAGATCATTTCTTTGTAACTGGCGAAGAAGTTGTTTATAGTCACTCTGGAGCTGGTTCTACGCAAGCAATTGGAATTGCATCTACCTCATTTGCAGGAATTGGAATAACTGATAAACTCCCCTCCAGTGTTTTCATTGTTAAGGTTAACGATAGCAAAGTAAAACTTGCTAGATCCGCCGAAGACGCTCTCAATGCAGTTCCCAATACATTAGATTTAGTGACAGTTGGTATTGGAACATCCCATACATTTACTGCTAAGAATCAAAATGCAAAATGTATTATCTTGATTGATAATATGTTCCAGTCTCCTATTGTTTCTAGTGCAGTCACAACTACTCTTGTCAATGATATTCTTATTACTGATAATAGATTGACATTCTCCGGAATCACTTCATTCTTTGGTGGAGATTTGATTCAAATTGACAATGAGATCATGAAAATCAATACTGTTGGTATTGGAAGTACGAACGTGATCCTTGTTCAGCGTCCATGGATGGGAACAGGAATTTCTAGTCACTCAGCAAATTCCGAAATTACCAAAGTTACTGGAAATTATAATATTGTTGACAACACGCTTCACTTTGTTGAGGCCCCTTATGGAAAAATTCCTCTGAGTTCAACAACCAATCCACCTGATTCTAGAGATTGGGTTGGAATTACAACAAGTTCATCTTTCCAAGGAAGAACATTCTTACGTTCTGGTGTTCCTAATGGAACTCAAGAAACTTATTCTAAGAATTATGTATTTGATGATATTTCCAATAGATTTACAGGAATTGCAAAGACGTTTACTCTAACATCAGATAAGCAAAACACAACTGGATTCTCGACAGAAAATGCGATTGTTTTAATCAATAATATATTCCAAGGGCCTCAGGGTTCTCAAGTTGATGTTGAAGATTATACATTGAATGAATCAGTTGGAGTAACAAGCATTACATTCCTCGGTGCTGCTTCTTCAGTCGCTTATGATCCAAACTCAGCAACTATTCCTGTTGGTGGTGTAATTGTTTCTGTCGCTTCCACTGGTGGTTTTGGATATCAACCTTTGGTTGCTGCTGGAGGAACTGCTATAGTTTCTACATCTGGAACAATTCAATCAATTAGTATTGGAAACAGTGGATCTGGATATAGAGCTGGAATTCAAACAGTTGTAAATGTTGGGGTTCAAACTCTTAGCACAGGAACTCCATCAATTGAATTTATCGGAACTGCGGCAATAAGTGGAGGAAATATTGTAAGTATTGCAATTACAAATCCTGGAGTTGGATACACTTCATCCAATCCTCCAATAGTTGTAATTGATGATCCACTAAGTTATTCCGATATTCCACTTGTTTATAGTTCTGGTTCATCTGGTGGAGGAAACGCAGCAACAATTGACATTGTTGTAGGACAAGGATCAAGTGTTATTGATTTCTCTATCAAGAACTTTGGATATGGTTATGGACAAAGCGAAGTGCTTACAGTTGATATTGGTGGATTAAGTGGCATTCCAACAAATACTTCATTACCTTTTGAGGAATTCCAAATTACTATCGACAGAACATTTACTGATAACTTTGCCGCATGGAATGTCGGACAATTGGAGGTTCTGGATAAATTAGATAATCTTTTCGATGGATCTAGAAAAACATTCCCATTAACTTTAGATGGAAATGTAATAACAATCAGATCGGCAGTCGGTTCTAATATTGATGTTAGAGCAACTCTTCTCATCTTTATCAATGATATTTTACAAATCGGTGGAGGAAGTTATGAGTTTGAAGGTGGTAGTATAATCACATTTAATGAGGCTCCTAAATCAGGAGATACATCAAAAATTCTTTTCTATAAAGGAAGTGGAGATATTGATGTAATTTTCAAAGATGTCCTCGAAACTGTAAAAGTTGGTGATGATTTAACTCTTAATTATGATTCGGAAAAGGGACAAGGAATCATCTTACAACAAGATCCTAGAATAGTAACTGGTATTAACACTTCTGATTCAGTTGCAACAAACCCATATCCAGGTCCTGGAGTTACAACTGACACTGGGTTGTTAAGGCCAGTTACTTGGTGTAAGCAGACTTCTGATAAGATTATCAATGGAAAAGAAGTTGGCAAAGATAGAATTCAATATGAACCATTAATTGATCCTTTAGCTTATTTGATTCAACCAGTCGGATTGGGATCTACTGTATTGTATGTCGATTCAAATAGAATTTCATTCAATGCAACTAATGAATCTTCAATAAGAGATTTCCAAAATAAAGTAACAATTGTTTCTCAAGATTCGATTGTTTCTGCATCCGCAACTGCGATTGTTTCTATCGCAGGAACAATAACCTCCATATCCATCACAAATGGAGGCGCTGGATACGTTAATTCTCCTTCTGTGACAATATCTACCCCAGTGGGAGTTGGAACCACTCAGAGGGCGACTGGCGTGTCTTCTGTTACCTCTGGAATAGTTACCACCATAACGGTAACAAGTCCAGGAACTGGATATACAACATCAAATCCACCACAGGTTCTTGTCGAATCTCCAGCATTGATATCCGAAACAATTAATGTAAGTTCTTATGAAGGAGACTTTGGACAGATTATTGGAATATCTACTACATCTGTAGGAATTGCATCTACTGGAATTGTATTTGATTTTTATATTCCAGAAAATTCATATCTCAGAGATTCTTCTGTAACGGGAGTTACTACGATTAGTGGAATTCAAACTGGATATTACTTTATTGTCAAGAGAAGTAATATTGGTAATGGAGTAACTAGTTTGTATAATGGTGGATCTGTTCTTGGAATAGCGACACAATTCTTAGATACCGTTTATCAGGTTGCTTCTGTTTCTGTTGCCCAAACATCTGCTCCAGGAATTGCACTTACTTATGTTGCTAGAGTAACAACTAGCGTTTCTGATTACAATTCCTTAACTGGAACAGGTTCAAGTGAGTTCTTTGGCGAATTCTCTTGGGGTAAAATTAATTTAGAAACAAGAACAGATCCAAAAGTGTTCAACTCGTACACTTTATCTGGAATTGGAACAAATAATGTTACTGGAATTTCTACATCCGCTCTTGTTAGCAGATCAAATCCATTGAAATATCTAAATTATACTTCGTGATTTATGTTAAATAAATAAAGAAAAACCCCCATCAAATGGCCGCAATAATTACTGATCAACTTCGTATATTGAATGCAAAGAATTTTGTTGCTGGTGTAACATCAACAACTAATTCATATTATACCTTTGTTGGTTTGCCAAATGCGACAGATTTCCAGTCTGACTGGAATACTAGTCCGCCAAGCCCAAAAGATAATTTTAATGAAGAGAATAATTATTGGGATACAATGATTGCGCTGAAAAAAATCTCAGCCAGTGATGTGAATCAAGTAATTCGTAAGATTACTTGGACATCGGGAATTACATATGACATGTATCGTCATGACATCAGCAGAACCAATGCCTCACAACCATCTGGTGCTATTGATTTATACTCAGCAAACTATTATGTAATGAATAGTGATTTTAGAGTGTATATTTGTCTTTTTAATGGTGCTTCTCCTGAAAATAATTTTTCAGGAAATCCTTCATTAGATGAACCAACATTCACTGATTTAGAACCAAGGGCGGCAGGTACTAGTGGTGATGGTTATATTTGGAAATATCTTTATACTATCAAACCAAGTGAAGCAATCAAATTTGATGTAACAAACTATATTCCTGTTCCAAAAAATTGGAGCACTAGTACAGAAAATTCTTCTGTGAGAAATAATGCCGCAACTAGCGGACAACTTAAAATTGTAACTATCAGAAATCGTGGTGTTGGGGTAGGAACTGCAAATAGAACATATACCAGAGTTCCAATCAAAGGTGATGGATCTGGAGCAGAAGCAACAATTGTTGTAAATAATGATTCGAAAATAGAATCTATTACTGTTTCTAATGGTGGTTCTAATTATACATTTGGAACTGTCGATTTGCAGGCAGGAGGAGTTCCAACAGGAACTACCACTCCAGTATTCAATGTAATTGTACCTCCTCAGGGAGGACATGGAGCAGACATTTATCGTGAACTTGGTGCATATAACGTACTTACATATTCAAGAATTGAGAATGACACTGAAAATCCAGACTTTATAACTGGTAACCAAATTGCCAGGGTTGGAATTATTGAAAATCCAAAAGCATATCAATCAAGTGACAATTTAACCCTTGATAAAGCGAGCGCAGTTTATGCTTTAAGATTGACTGGTGCTGGATATAGTTCTGCTACTTTTACTGCCGACTCATTTATCAGTCAAACAATTGGAGTTGGTTCTACAGCAGTTGGAAGAGTTGTTTCTTATGATCAAACAACAGGTGTTCTTAAATATTGGCAAGATAGAACAACTGCAGGATTTAATACTGATGGAACTTTGAATTCAAATCCAGCTTATGGATTTAAGTTGAATAGATTTACCAGTAGTATTGTTTCTGGTGGTAGTTATACAATTGTTGGTGGATCTGTAAATTTGGGCATTAATACTTCATTTACGGGTGTCTCTACCACAATAAATAATAGGACATATTACCTTGGACAATCTTTTACCAATGGAATTTCAAATCCAGAGGTTAAAAAATATTCTGGAAATATCATATATGTCGATAACAGACCCTCAATAACGAGATCTGTTAATCAGAAAGAAGATGTAAAGGTTATCTTGCAATTCTAAAGAATTATGCCACAGGAAACAAATCTCAACGTTGCTCCATATTTTGACGACTTCGATCCTCAAAAGGATTATTATAAGGTTTTATTCAAACCAGGATATCCTGTTCAGGCAAGGGAGCTAACCACACTACAATCTATCTTACAAAATCAAATTGAGAAATTTGGTACACACTTCTTTAAAGAAGGTGAGAAAATCATTCCTGGCCAATTAACTTACCTCAACAATTATTATGCTGTTGAGATTGAATCTCAATTTTTAGGTATTAATGTTAATGAATACTTAAATCAGTTAGTCGGAAAGACTATTAGAGGTGAAACTTCTGGTGTAGTTGCTAAAGTTGTTAGTTATATAACCGACGTACAATCTAATAGAGGAAATTATACTTTATATGTAGATTATATTGAGACAAGTTCATTTAATCTTTCTGATAGGGAATTTTCTGATGGTGAAGTTTTAATTGTAGATGAAAATATAAGTTTCTTAAACACTTTTATTACTGCTGGTGAAGGATTTGCATCTACAATAGCAACAAATTCAACTTCCACAGGATCTGCTTTTGCTCTTGGAGAAGGTGTATATTTTCTTAGAGGATATTTTGTTCAGGTTGATAGTGAAATTTTAATTTTAGATCAATACACAAATACTCCAAGTTATAGAGTTGGTTTATTAATTGATGAGGATGTAATATCTGCAGAATTAGACTCAACTCTGACAGATAATGCACAGGGATACAATAATTATGCTGCTCCCGGTGCAGATAGACTTAGAATACGAGCATCATTAGCTAAAAAAGATCTGAATGATTTTGATGATCAGAATTTTATTCAATTAGCTACAGTTGAAAATGGTGTTTTAAGAGAAGGAAAGACAACTAATAAAAATTCTGAACTAGCTGATGAGTTAGCAAGAAGAACATTTGATGAATCGGGACATTATTACGTTAAGAGATTTAAAGTCGATTGCAAAGAAAGTCTTAATGATGGATATGGCAATAGAGGAATTTATAATGAAAATCAACAA